AGATTACACAAAGAGAAAAGAGTTGAACCTTTTTTTGGGGAAGATTCTGTCAAATGCTTTTATACCTGTACCGATAAAGATAATATAGTTATAACAACACACAGTGATCATGTATGTGAAAAACAAATACAAACTCCAAGGGGAGATCAAAGGGATTGGCGAAACAGATTGAAGTATTAACCTTGCAAGATTGTAGTGGGGAACGATTCCCAAACAACATGCATAGGTTATTAGGTTATAGAAGTCCAGTTAAATATTATGGTAAAAAGATTTCAAAGAGTAGAATACAGTCCAGTAAAGAAAACAAAGAGGAGATATAAGAAGCTGGGTCTTAGGCATCGAAAACAACTAGGACCTAAATCACATCTAAGGAGTTAAATCTCTAGAGGTTTACGGTCCCACCTCTAGAGATCCTTTTGACGACGTTGTTTCAATTAAGAGTATATATTATTTCGTAGCTTGGTCAAGTAAGTTACGAATAATTTTTGAGGATGATTCAGTCTTGGTCCCACCTATATTAAACAACATAGGAATGTTGTGTTCAAAACAGTAAGCCATCTCTGGTGTGGTAGTAGGAATTCTATCTCCACCATTTGCAAAAGCAAACTCCAAATCATTATTAACAAACTCTTTTAAATTATTTACTACGGTATCATCCTTATCTGTTGCTTTAATAACTCGATCAATAAATCTATTAGATGTTAAAATTATTTCTCTTTCTTTATACGATAAGAAATTGTACCCTTTCTTTTTTTGTAACCATTCATCTGTATTTAACAAAAGCCATACAGGTCCTAGTTCGTTTGCTTGTTTGAACATATTTATATGTCCAGAATGTAGAGGGTCAAAGCCCCCACTCACTACTATAATCATGATTTATCCTTATTATATCGTTTTCATCTAGTTTTTCACCCTCCCAAACCTCGAATATCCTTATATGCCCATTAGAAGCCCGTACACAATGAATTGTATTCTTGGGGATATAAACCCTATGACCACGTGTAAATGTCCACCAGTGGTCTCCTATGAGGGTCGTTGCTTCGCCATCAATAATTTTCCAGTGTTCATTTCTATATTTATGGTACTGAACTGACATTGCCCTACCTGAATAGACGTGTAATATTTTTGCCACCATCTTTGGGGTGCATTTTAACACTCGGTAGTGTCCCCAAGGTCGACTAACTAAATTTTTCATGGAGTTGCTGATAAATAAATTGCTAACACCAAAGCTACAAAAATAATCTTCCAAACATTTATCCAAAATTTATCCATAATTATTGAAATGGTGGTCCCATAAACCAACACACCAAGCTGTGTCTTTTACCTTCGGTCACAGCTTTGACTCTGTGTAAATAAAAAGATGGAAATATAATCATATCTCCTTTATCTTTAAATCCTTCTATCGGCTCTATCTTTCCATCCATATTTTTAATTTGTAATATACCACCCTTGTAGTCCTCAAAGTTAGATAAGTTTACAATCATAGATAATTTTCTCACAAGTCCAGGATAAGGACCATCAGGTTCTGGTGGATATATGTCTCGGTGCCATTGATAGTGTTGCCCTTTTGTATACTCCGTGAACTGTGGGCACTGTAAATTTGTAACATTAAATAAATAATCTTGTTTGTTTACTTCCGATGCAATCTCACATAGCTTTGGTACAATCCAATGATCCAAAGGATACCATCTTACTTTTGAGTTCCTATCTTTTTTAAGGTCAACTTCCTTTTTCCACATTACACCTGCTAAATGTTCCGTATACTCTGATGATTCCTTAACCATCTCGTCACAAAGTTTTTCTGGAACAGCTTTGGGTATGGTTACAAAAGTTTTATACATCAACTATCTCACATGAATTAGCACTACAAGCAAGAGTTTGGGAGGACTTAGTGTTATCTTCTTGTTCATGTAGTGCTAAATCACTCCAGCTTATTTCATCTGGCTGATTCTTTTTTAACTTATTATAGGTATCGTTGTCAATATCTTCGTATGGTGCTTGTTGATATACATGTCCAAAGTTAGGTAGAAAAGATACACCACTCAAATCATCAAAGTTTGTCCAACACCAGTCAGCTACACCTAACCACTCATCTTCATTTACCGATATAGTTATACTTGGTTTGTGTTCGCACCAGTGCTGCGCATATATTAACCAGTGGTCTAACTGTTCTATGGCTGACCGTTGATTACGAGTTATACAACGACTCGGTGCTTTCTCAACAAATGAAAAGACTGCCGTTGAGTCTGGTTTCATAACACAATCTTCTGTCGGTATGTTTTGTGTTTGTAAGAATTGTGTCAGTGGATCTTTCTTATCACCTCTTACTCTTCTAATATAATGTTTGTTGTGTCGAGCATGAATACCTGATGCAGCATTAACTAATTGTGATACTGTACCAGATGGCTTGACACAAGTGATAGCCGTGGCTTGGTTAATACCAAATCTTTTCGCCCACATCTTATTAACTTCAATAGCTTTTTGTTTCATCTCATCCAACAGTTGAGTTAATCGAGTTATGTTATGAATATCTCCAGATAATATTTGATGGTCCATTATTCCTGTCAATGATACACCAAGAAGTCTTTCTTTTTCTGTGGTATCTTTCCATTGACGACGTAGGTATTTAAAGTTTGTCAGTGTCGCCTGCATTGTACCAAGAATAGTGGCAGCTTCAACCTTATCAAGTAATGTTTCATCGGTATCGTCTGCACGAACGACAACTTCAGATAGGTTACAAAACTGAAAAGGTCTGAGAATTATTTCTGAACACGGATTAGTTCCAAACTCAAAGTCTTCGTCACGTCTTTTGTTTCTACTGGCAACTGTCTTTGATGCTTGTCTATTAAATATACCCCGTTCACCACTACCCGATTTATATAGAGCTAACCACTCCTCCATAAATGTACCAATGTTATCTGGTTTTGTTTCATACACAGCTGAGTTATTTGATAAGGCTCTTTGTGCCTCAACTCTATACCACTCTCCAGACTTAGCATCTCTCATATCTCTGTCATTAAGATCAGATAAACTAATCATAGCCGATCGTCTAACACCACCAACCACAACAATTTCACCGACTTTACAGACAAGATCGTGACACTCTAATGAGGTAAGCTTTCTGCCCTTCGCTTTAGTAAAGGTTTCTTTTGCAAAGTTGAAGAGATCCACGAGCGGTGTAGGGCCTGAAGCGCGGCCGCCGAAAGTGTGAAGTCGTGCCCCTGAAGGTCGCACGTTAGAAATATCCCACCTGGGGATTTGCCCGGCATACAATAATGTAATGACCTCCCGAAATGCTTTTGCCCAACCAAGTTTAGAATCTCTGACCACGACCACAGATTCTGTATCGTGGAAATCGTCAGCCACACTAGGCAAAAGTTCTGTATATTTTTTTTCAACACTGAAACCAACTCCCGTCCCACACATAAGTACGTAAAGTATTTCATCAAAAGCTTTGGGATGATCTACGGGTATGTAAGAACAATTATACCCTGCTATGTTTTCTTTTTCCAAGGCGGAACCAGCTGTCATCAGTGCTCTCATAGAGGGCATAACCTCTAAGTTTAAAACTTTATTCTCAAGATACTCTCTTGTTTTCTTATCTATTTTGTACAGACAATTCTTTTCTATTTGTTTCTCAAAGAAATCAAAGTAACGAGACACAGTTTCGTGCCATTCTTCTCTTCTCTTTTCGGTGGGTAACCATCTAGCATATCTAGACTTGTGAATAAATTGTTGATAAACAGTTGGTAAAGTCGTCATCGTCTCCCTTTCATTTTAATTATGTTTCTAATATGTGTTAATGTCATGACCACGTTCAGCAGCATCATAAAGTATAGACCCTCTTGTATCGTCCATGCCCACCAAAAAAACTGTGAACAAATACCAAACAATGGTGCTTTCAGTGATCCGTTACCATACAAATAAACTGATACACATGCGCTCAGTGAACAGATTATTTCAAGTACCGGAACCTCAGATACTATCATTCTTTTTCTAGTAATTCAATATATCTATTTAAATACCATCGAGCTTTTTGCAAGTCTTCTAATCTCTTGCCTTTGTAGTTACACCTCCACGTGTATTTCATAACTTGGCCACGTAAGTAGCCACGATATTCTTCGGGTGTAAGTGCAGCCTCGATGGCTTCGATACACTCAATACCCTTGTCATTATATTTATAGTGGGGTGGGTTGTTTACTAAATCGTCTGTCATTTTGCCTCCTCTTTGTGGGTCATGTTTAGTAAAACATTTAATCTCTTTCTTTGGAACTCTGTGTTGTCTGGGTCATTAATAAGTTTCCTAGCAAAAGAACGAACTTGCTGATAATTAAGGCCAGCAAGATCACAAACATCAACAAACCAAGTAGCAGTGACACCAACACTTTTACTAAACCATCGTACAGCTTCTTCCCTAACTTGAACAGATTCTTTAGAGACGTTTTCATTTTCATTACTGGCATCAAGTAAGGCTTGGTAGATGACGGCTCTGAATAGTGCTCTCTCATTCTCGCCCTCTTTATTTACCTCTGTGATCGTATCGAGTGTAGGGTCTATAGCAATCCGGGTTTGGTTTGGGTTTAACGAATATGTCTGTTGTATTGATTTCTTTTGGTCTTTCATCTATCCATTCCACTGGTACAAATCTATCTGCCCATATAAAATTATTGTTACTAAGCCAATCACCATAAGTTGTTTTA